AAGCTCCTGATCGACGGATTTCTCGCCCGCGACGGAGATTACCTCTGGCGCTGTTGACACAGCCTCAAAACTCTGCGACTCTGCACACATCAGGTAACTGGGGACAGAGGACCACGCCCGATGGACGTTGATGATTTCGTTGAAGGAGCAGAAGTGATATCTCGCCGTGTGAAGTCGATAATCATAGCCACCGACGAACAGGGCAAGGCCGTCGTCTTCTTCAGCTTCGGGGAATATGGAGAAAGCTTCTGCCTGACTCGCGATGTCGCGAGCCACTTGGTCGCCGGCTTGCAGCTGTACCTGAAGCATGCCAAGCGCGAAGATCACGCCGATGGTGCGACCGGCATGACCGGCGACTGCGAAGGGGAAGGGTGACATGTCGAACGACCTCGCGGTGGTTCAGAACTACACGCAGGAGCAGGTTGACCTGATCAAGCGGACGGTGGCCAAGGGCGCAACCGACGACGAGCTGAGCATGTTTATGGCAGTCGCAAAGCGCGCCAGGCTCGATCCGTTCCTGAAGCAGATCCATTTCGTCAAGCGCAAGCAGAAGACAGACGATGGCCGGTGGGTCGAGGTCGGGGCGATCCAGGTTGCCATCGACGGGTATCGCGCTATCGCTGAGCGCACTGGCACGCTCGCCGGGATCGACGACGCCATCTTTGACAGGGAGGATCAGCCGCACCCGGGGAAGGCCACGGTTTCTGTCTATCGCGTAGTGGCCGGGCAGCGCGTTCCGTTCACGGCATCCGCCCGCTGGTCCGAGTACGCCGCGACCTATAAGGACGGCAACCCACAGCCGATGTGGAAGAAGATGCCATACCTGATGCTGGCTAAGTGCGCCGAGAGCCTCGCGCTGCGCAAGGCGTTCCCGAACGACCTGTCCGGCCTGTACACCAACGAGGAGATGGCTCAGGCAGATGACGGCGAGGTCATTGAGCATCCCCCGGCTCCGGTTGAGCCCGAGGTGTTGCAAGGGTACATCGACCGGATCAACGAGGCGGCGGATGTCGAGGCGCTCCGCGGGATCACTGGCGCCGGCCTGAAGTTCTACAAGGAGCGCGGGGACGCCGTTTCCATGGAAGCGATCCGCCAATCCGGCAAGGCCAGGGCCGCGATGCTCACGGCGAAGGAACCGTCGCACCAGCCAAACACGCGGCTGACGAAGCCGCCGGAAATCACCGAGGACGGGGAGGTGGTGGGGTGAGCGAGGAGGGGCGGTGGTTCCCGTTTGTAGTCACGGCAGGTGCCACAGCAATTGTCATGCTGTTCCTGTTTCTGCTCTTCGTGGCCGCGACCGAGGGGATTGCTTGGTCTAGGCCGTGGCCAGACGTGCCGTCTGAATTGGTCAAGACGCCCGGCGGAGGAAAGATCGATTACACATCGGGCGACACCGAGGACAGCAAACAGCCGTGGTGTTTCGTGGTCCGCAAGGTGACGTTCGATAGCAAGGGCGCAGAGGGAGAGTCGGGCAACGGCTCCATGGTGTTTGCGCGGACGTGTGAGGAGCTGGCGCTAGATTGGATGAAGGAGGGGAAATGAAGATCGACGGCATTCTATGGAAAGTGAGGCGCGAAGATGGCCGCGTGCGGCTCTACCTAAGGAGCGAGGCTGGGCAGGTCGTGGTCAAAATGGAGACAGGCATGGCCATGGAGGTTGCTCGCGAGCTTGCGTTTGCTGCTGCTGGCGGCGGCCCGTCCTCGATTGCGCTGGAGAGGGGCGAGTGAACATCGAGTGGCGGTTTCAGGATGGCGCCAGCGGCGGCGCGGTGACGGCGTTCTTCGGGCGCTGCCGGGTCACGCAGTACCCGAACGGAGGCATGGTCGCGACGCTGCCGGCGAAGCCCACGAAGGAAGAGCAGGCGGCTCGGAACGAGATGTTCGCGCGGCACGCCAAAACCGGCAAGATCTGGATGGATGCGACATGACCCTCATCTATTCCCGTCTCAGCGACGGCAGCACGAACCCGGCGTGGCTGGAGGCCCGCCGGGGGCGCATTACCGCCTCCGAGGTCCATCGTGTCATGGGCACGCCGCTCAAGCGCGGAACCTACTTGCTAGAGCTGCTAACCGAGCGTTTGGTCGGCCAACTCGGCGAGCAGAAGGTCACGGAGTTTATGCAGACGGGGATCGACCGTGAGGTGACGGATGCCCCGCTTCGCTACGAGGACGAGACAGGGCGTGGCCTGATCCAGGGATATTGGATCTGGGACGAAAAGCGCGGGCTTGGCGGCACCCCAGACTTCATCGTTGAGGACGGTGGCGGGATCGAGGTGAAGTGCCCGCAGCCGAAAGCGGCGGTGGCGGCCCGCTTCAGTGGGGGGCTTGGAGCAAAGTGGCGCGATGAGGAGGCGTACTACTGGCAGTGCGTAGCGTGCCGACTGCTGACAGGCGAGCCGTGGTGGGAGCTTGTGGTTTACAGCCCAGAACTAGACGACTACGGGCTCGGCCTGTATATCGACCGCATCGAGTATGACGAGGAGGAAGACTCCAGGCTGGTCGACGCGGTGTTCGAGGCCAACGCCATCCTCATCAAACAATACGACGAGGCGATGATGCCGAAGCGGCAGTGGGTGGAGAAGACGTTGATCCCGGCCATCGAGCGGGCGACGTCGCACGAGGCCATCCAGGAGTTGGAGAACGAGGTCTACAAGCTGGGGCCCGGGGCCCTGCCTCCGGGACTGATCAAGGCCATAGACGCCGCGGTGCGGGCAAAGACGCGGACGCTGCCAAGCCCAATTGGAGCATAGAGAGGAGTTTCTGAAGATGAAGTACGTGATCGTGAGGACGTATTCGGCTGGCGTGTTCGCCGGCTTTCTCGACAGCAGGGACGGGCAGGAGGTGACGCTCCTCCAGGCCAGGAGGCTGTGGCGATGGGAAGGCGCGGCGTCGCTTAGCGAGCTTGCTGTGCGCGGCGTGAAAAAACCGGGCGGGTGCAAGTTTCCAGTCGCCGTACCACGCGTCCTGCTGACGCAGGCCATCGAAATCCTCGATGTTACCGATGCGGCCAAGGCCAGCATAGACGCCGTGCCGGAGTGGCGCGCGTGAACGGCTACGGCTACGGCTCCGGCTCCGGCGACGGCTCCGGCTCCGGCGACGGCGACGGCGACGGCGACGGCGACGGCGACGGCTACGGCTCCGGCTACGGCTACGGCTCCGGCTCCGGCTCCGGCTCCGGCTCCGGCTCCGGCGACGGCTACGGCTCCGGCTACGGCTACGGCTCCGGCTACGGCTACGGCTCCGGCTCCGGCGACGGCGACGGCGACGGCTCCGGCTACGGCTCCGGCTCCGGCTCCGGCTCCGGCTACGGCGACGGCGACGGCTAGAAGAGAGGAAACAAGATGTCATCGCTGAACAAGGTCATGCTGATCGGCAACCTCGGGCGCGACCCGGAGGTGCGTACGGTAAACTCTGGGCAGAAAGTGGTGAACCTAAGCCTTGCCGTTTCTGAGCGCTGGAAGAACGCGAACGGAGAGACGCAGACGCGTACCGGATGGGTGAAGGTAGTAGTGTGGAACGAGCGCATCGCCGACGTCGCCGAGAAGTGGCTGAAGAAGGGCTCCAAGGTCTATGTCGAGGGCGCCCTGCAGACGAGAAAGTGGACAGACAAGGACGGCGTCGAGCGTTACTCCACGGAGGTCGTCCTGCAGAAGTTCCGGGGCGAACTGGTCATGCTGGGCGAGGGCAAGGGCGGCGACGATGCGCCAGCGCCGACGACGAGGACGGCCAAGACATCGAACTACGACCTCGACGACGAGATCCCGTTCTGATGGGACACTCCAGGCGCTGCACAAAATGCGGGGAAACTAAGGACATACACGAGTTTTACGTCAAGAAATCCGGCCCTCCAGAGGAAAGGCTGCATCGTTGCAAGGATTGCGTCCGGTCGTACCAGAGGGAGTATAGCAGCACGCCCTCTGGGCGTGCATCGAAAGCCCGGCATGGCAAGAAGGCGTGGGAGAGGGGCAAGCGCATTAAGGCGGCGCTGCAGGATATAGCCGCCCTTAGCACATGCGCCCACCTCGAGGACGCCAAGAATATCGCCAGGAAGGCGCTTGAGGGCGACGATGCTGACGAAAGCTGACATGGCCGCCTGGGCGGAGATCCAGGCCGGCCTCGCCCTGGCCGCGGAGCGCGAGTTCGAGGCGCGGGCGCTTTGGGAGCACTACGAGCGGCGCCGGCGGGAAATCAGCCGGCAGATGGGAGGGCGGGAGTGACCTTCCGCCTCTCCCGCCGCAGCGAGGCACGCCTGGTCGGCGTGCACCCGGATCTCGTGGCGGTGGTGCGCCGGGCGATCCAGATCACGCCGGTGGACTTCGGCGTGCTGGAGGGCGTCCGGACGATTGAGCGCCAGCGCGAGCTCGTCGCCAAGGGCGCCAGCCAGACGATGAACTCTCGCCACCTTACCGGACACGCGGTCGACCTGTTCGCCTGGGCGCCGGGCCGAACCGGACGTCCTGGCGTCTCGTGGGAGCCGGATCACTACAATGCGATCGCGCAGGCGATGTTCGATGCGACCGGCGGCCAGATGGTTCAAACGCTACCCGGAGGATTGACCGTCGGCGTCGCGGTCGAGTGGGGCGGGCACTGGCGCTGGTTCAAGGACCTGACCCATTTTCAACTGCCGTGGGATGCGGCGATATGGGATCGCCGGCCAGATCGGAGGGCGCCATGAAGGACGATGACCGCTGGCCGTGGCCGCGCGCCGGGAACGCGATCTTGGCGCTTAGCCTGCTGTCGTGGGCGGCGATCCTTACAATAGCTCTATGACGAGGTCAGAGGCGTCGCCGTCGAAGTCGCCCGTCGTCACCGACGCCTGACCGCTGTCCTGGTTGACGCGCACATCTATGTAGCTACCGGCGGCGCACCACACGACCCCGGATATCTGGAGCACAGAGATCCCCGCCTCGACCCGGCCCTGCCGGCGCAACTGCGTAGACCCATCGACCGTGACGAGCAGTTGGGCGTTAGGGGCCGCCGCCGCCAGTTGCACCTGATACCGGGCGCTCACCCTGTATAGCCCGGAGACAGGGGCGGTGAACCGCCCGGTGCTGGTGCTGTAGAGGCTTGAAACAGCCTCCCAATCTTCCTGGTCCCATACAATAACCGTCGTCTGGCCGCTGGTGAGAGATGGGTACGCCGTCGCCGTATTCATGCGCACGCGCAATATACCCATCAGTTCGCTAATGACACGCACGCCTCGCCCATTGGCCTCAGAGAGTCCGGTGCCCCGCCCTAGCATCACATGCGCCTCGCAGGCACTTAGCTTGCCGCCGCCGGTGACCGCGAATAGCGGCTCGCCCGTTCCGTCGTCAGCAGTGCCGCCAGGGAACATGCCGAACACGCAGTGCCGGCACTCGGCCTTGATGTCGTACCAAGGCACGCCGGTGATCATGTGGTCCACGTTTCCGTGGATGCGCAGGCGCGATGTCTCCGCGCCGACGTCGAGGATCTTCCCGTAGTGCTCGACGTTGATGTTGAACTCGCCCGTTTTCAGCGTCCCGACGATCTTGATCGCCGCCTCTGTGCTTTCGTCAGTAACCTTGGCGAAGTAGCTGTTCACGTTGACGTTCGCCGCATTGCTGATGACCATGCAATTGCCACCACCACGCGCACTGAGTTCATTACCACCGACGAACTCAGTTTGCGTCATGGCGGTCCCGGACGAAATCTCGGTTGTCCAGTATGAGGCGACTGAGTAAAGGTTCGAGTTGGCGATCACGACCGGCAGGTCCGCCTTGTAGACGACGGTGTCGTGGACGTTGAACTCTCCGCCGTAGTTGTAGAACGCGATCGTGCCGACGCCGCCGTTTGCTGAAGGCGCAGTGGCTATCTCAACAATTAGTCGCCGGAATTCGCAGTACGCGGCGATGGTGCGGGAGGCAGCTCGCATCAGCGCGACGCCGACGGTCGATGGGTTGTTGAGCTGGCTGACTGTGTAGACGCGCATCCCCTCCAACCTACATGCGGAAGATCCGCACATGTCGATCGCGGCTCCACCAGTATTGGCCAAAATAGCCGACCGGTAGCGGGCAAGACCGCGTATTACCACACCGTTAGGTTGGAGAGTCATGTTGACCGGCTCCTCAATAAGCGCAGAGCCGTAAGGAAAGACCACTTCTCCAACACCGCCTGCGGCCACTGCAATTGCCGCGTTGATCGCAGCGTGATCTGGCGTGCCGTGATAAATCGTGACGCCGGAGACAGTCGTTCCTGCGGCGGTCCCGAGAGTGACCTGTCCAGATCCGATGGCAGTGATGACGGCGCGCAAGTTTGCGCCAGCGGCCCCTGCTCCTGGGACGAACACGGCCGCGCCGACACGCAGCCCGGATGTGGAGACAGTGAGGGTGGTTGATGACGCCGAGATGCTGGCGGTGCGGGAGCCGGCGTCCATTCGCGCCCCGAACCACCGCACGTTGATGGGTCCCGAGTAAGCCCTGAGCCAGCGCCCACTCCCAACGGTGGGGGCGATGATGGTTCCGCCGTTGTCCGTGGCCGAACTCGCGCCGTCGTAGTAGAAGGTGCCTCCACCTCCATCCCCCGCGGCGTAGTACCCGAGCACGCTTACGGCATCTCCAGCGCTTGGCGTGAGCGCCTTCAGCGCCGCGATGTTTGCCACGGGCTGTCTGCGCGTAGCCGTAGCAAGCTGAGCCTCTTGATCTGCGGTCAGGCCGGTGCCGGGTTCTGTGGCCCCAGGGTTGGCGAGGTTGACGAAGGGGATCATGCGAAGCGTCCAGTCAGCGAGGTGCCAGCAACGAAGTCAGCGGTCGGGACCTTGAGCCGGTACATGAACCCGGCCTTGGCGGCGATGTCGCCCTCGCCATAGAGGGTTGCCCCGTTTATGCTGCCGTCGCTCTTGAGATAGACAGCCCACGTTGTGCCGCCATCCAAGGAGCGCTCCAGCGTTAGCACGCTGGGGCCGCCCGTCTGCGACCACGACCACGACAGAACCACCGTGCTCCCGGGCTGCCCGGGGATCGTCACCGGGCCGATGACCTCGTTGGCGGCGTCGATCACGCCGCTGGTGGAGATGCTGCCTTCGACCGTGCGCCCAGTCATTGTCTGTACGCCCATCGCTCTACTCCTTACGCCACACCGGCTCGCCCGGCGCCATGAGGCAATCGTCAGGCGTCCCGGTGGTACACACCGTCGCCGCGGGGTTGGTCACGCCGTGGGCCGTCCGTAATGACCCGCCGGCGCGGTAGATTACGTCATGCTCTGCAGGCATCGCCCCAACCGTGAACTGGCTCTCGGTGTTCACCACGGCAACGCCGTTTCGGATAACCCGAATGCGGGGTTTGCCGCTAGTCGGGAGCGGCGCCTTCATGGTCTGCAGTCCAGCCCCGAGGTCCTGGCTCGTCGTGCCGGAAGCCGTGATGACCTCTACTGTGGCAGGAGCCGTTAGGAACGCGGTCACGTCGATCTCGTTATACCAGGGCAAGTGTCGGATGCCCATCTTCGTCCCGACCGGTGTCTGCGCAATCCGGTGCGAGTAGTAGATGGCATCCTTGTTGATTGTCGGCTGCACGCCTGTCTTGAACCACGCAATGTAGTAGGCGTTCAGATCATAGAACGCCCACTGCCCAGCGGTGGTCGGGTACATATGCGAGTGCTCGGCAATGTCGTTCCAGGTGTGGAGCTGGACCCAACTCGCCCCCGTCGTCCTGGCGGAATCCCACGATGTCCGTAGCGACCCGAACCCGCGCTGCTCTGCCGTCCACCAGTCGCCTTCCGTCGGGTAACGAACGTCACCGTGACTGATAACACCAGCTATCGGCTCTCCAGACACCCCTGCAAACCGGGCTGTCCAGTTGATGCCCGCCTTGTCTGCTGTGCGCTCTCCCCAATCGCTCCAAGCGTCGCAGACGCCGTCATGGCCGGCCACATACTTCGGCCCACCCTGCATGGTGCAAAGCAATGTGACTGGCATCCCGCGCTGCGACATGCGCGTCTTGAACGACGAATAGTGGGCGGCATCGCAGTTGTTGGCCCAATAGGTGCCGACAAGGTAGTTGTCCCCGATCTTCATCAGGCTTGGGTCTGCGGTCTTCCCGTTCGCCGCCAGGAAGTCTGCATACTGGTCTGCCATCGCCGTTCCCGCGGCGCTGTCTCCGCCATAGGTGCAGTCGAAGTTGGGGGCGATCTTGAAGCCCTTCCCGTCCCTACCGGCGGCCGTCAGCATCCTTGGGAGCTGCGGCCACGCCCATGGATTCGTCATGTCGTGGCGGTAGATGTTCAACATGAAGGCGTTAACGCCAGCCTGCCTTGCCCACTTGATGTCGATCATCGCATCTTCTATGCGCCACTCCTCGTCACCCGCTGTTGTCCTTGCTGGCCTCGCTAGCGGGCGCAGGCGCAGGTTCGTGGCGCCGGAGTACCAGTCCCCATCCGGGCCGGTCTTGCTGCGGCTCACAGGGAACTGGTGCCAGTGGGCGAGAACAAGCTTCTCCGACGCCTGCAATGTCGCCTGCGACGGCTGGGCGAACGGGACCATGTCCGCTCGAATGCCGTCACTCACCACTGGTGGGTCGGCGTTCGTGGTCTGGCACACGGTCGATGTCGGCTGGCTCACATTCCCGGCGGCATCGAAGGCCGCCAAGCGGTAGCAATAGGTCTGTGCCGGGCTGAGACCGGTTGTCGTATGGCTTGTCCCCGTAAGGTTCGCGGTGACTACCGTTGGCGTGCACCCTGCGCCCTGGCACCGGGATAGCCTGTAACCCACAACCCCAACGTTGTCAGTTGACGCACCCCAGGCCAGGGTGATGCTCGATGTCGAAGCCGCCGTAGCCGTCAGGTTGCTGGGCGTCGTCGGCGCCTCTGCATCTCCAGGCTGCGGAGGCTCATCTGGCGCCGCTCCGGGGGCGGTCACGGTGATATTCGAAATCACCGGCGTGCAGTTCGTATAAGTCGGCGGCGCGCATACTTGGTACAGGAAGCTGTCGATCGCCCGCTGGCCCGGCTGTAGGTCGGTGAACTTGCCAGCGGTGTCGACCCTCACGAACGCCGTGGATGGGTTGTCCGCCTGTAGGCCCTTGGGGTCCGCGCACTCCTCACGGCCATAGCAAACCGTGCTCTTAGAGCACTTGGTCATCAATCCGCGCATGGCCCCGCTGAGGCCGGA